CCCGATGGATAAGCCACATGCGTGGTAGCGTTCGGATTGGGCCCGTACACCAAAGTTGGTTCAGCACTGTATTTGGTCGGAATGCGAACTGGAGGACACTTCTCCGGAAGTGTAATAGCCGTCTCGATCATCATGACCTCCTTCTCGAATGGGTCAAGGGTTTGGGTGACGGTGGCGGTTGTCATGGTAGGTAACGGAAAACGAACTCGAAAGTTTGTATTGACTCGAAAGTCTGGATATAATATTCCGAACCCGCCAGTGCGGCCCGTAGGCCTGAGCAGTGTTATAGCGCCCGGGTGTGACCCGTACTTCTCACGGCGCTACTCAATCCTTTTAGTTGTAATCTTTCAGTGCCATCCTCACCCAAAACGGATGGCAACTGAACTCCAAGAGCTGTAAGCGCGACAGATGGGCCAACCAATCTTCGACCTCATCTTCATCGCACCCATACCACCACGCCGCTTGCCGGCGCCATTCAACGTCGACAGGACTAGGGGCACCTGACGCATCAGGGCGCCACGCGGTGGCCCACTCTTCGATAGGTACACGCTTGGACCAGGCGGGATCGGCCCGAGCTTGCAACCATCCTAACAACTCCTGCGGCCACACATAGGGCCGCAAGCCTGCATAAAGTGAGGCCACGTGACGCGCTGCTGCCACCTCGTAGCTAATAGGGCTTTCTGACGCCAGCCGATACACACGACGGGGATCGGTCATGATCTTGCTGATCTTAAGGAAACGCGAGGGTAAGGGACCCCACTGCCAGCGAGAGTGGGCTAACGTAGGATACCAGTAGCCTTTCAAAAAAGACGGTCCATAAAACGTGGAGCCCATATCGCCCACGGACCCTGACCACACTCGTGCCTTAAGCGAAAGACCGGCACCAGCGAAGACAGCCTTAAAATGGCGTGCATAGCCCTCATCGTCAAGGTCTGTTGCAGCAATGGCGCAGGCAAACGTGTGGATCCCTCCTGTGACAACAGTGTTGCCCACAGTGGTATCTACGCCGCCAGTGTTTCGCTCAGCTTGGCGGTGGAGACGCACTGACCCGCCATCAGGCATTCTGGACCCTGCGACACAGGTAGCAGAAGAGTTGGCGAGTAGGAACCAACATGCTCGGGCATCAATGCCACCGGCCACAAGAACTCTGTATTCAAACAGGAGAGCCGCGAGGCGAACGCTGTGATCGCACTGGGAAATATCACCTTCAACGAAAGTGATGCGACCTGCACCACGAATGACAACAACACTGTCGTCGCCGGCCACCAAGATGTGCCAACCATCGACACTCAGGACGAACTCGAACCACTCGTCCAAATCCACGGCACTGAGACCCGCTCCATACGTAAGGTAAACTGCTTTACCCTGGACGGCCCAAGGCTGTTGATGAGGACTGTGGCGCCAGTTCCAGGCTCGCTTAATGTTGGCGGATGCGGCGAACACGTCCGGGCCGACGGTGACAGCTAACATAGGGTCGACGTTGTGAATAGGCCGTGGCACACTTCCCACGTCAGCTTCGGTGAGGCGGCATTTGAGGAGAACCTCGTCCTTCTTGACGTTGATCTGAACATTGACCACTTTCTTGCTATTCACCGCGAGAGGGCTATGAGCGACCACTTCGAACGCCTGCAAGTACCGGTCACGCTTCGCGGGGTCCGTATGCTCCAGCCACGCGGCGTTCATCTGCGGCCTGTCCAGTGCGCCCAAATCTTGGAACCCTACGTCATAGCGTCGGATCATTGGCCACGGTGCACCAGGATTATCCCACGCTGCCAATGCGGCGTTGCTCGGTATCGGCCACTCTCCGACGGGCAGATTCCAATTGTTGCCTGCAAAGAGCGACGTGATTAACCACCATACGCCTGGGTCGGCTTTGTACTGGATGGCCTTCGCCAGCCTGTGCTCGATGACCGCTCGCATGTTACCCACAGAACTGGCCGGTCGGAACATTGGGGCATTGTGACCCCAAATGCGGAAATAACCAATGCCAACGTTATCTTCGGGGGCTGCGAATGGGGTAGGCACATGAAGCACACTAACAGACGGATCACGTGCAGCTGGCGGAAGACCAGAAGCGGTATAAGGTGGTACGTACAAATGAACGACAGGAATAGGACAGATGTGACGGTCTTGCTCAACTACGAGTAGCTCTTGGCGATTTTGCACAGCACCAGGACCCGCATACCAACGTTCATCAAACCTTTGAACAGTGGTATCTTCAACATGTGTCGTCCCCTCGTTGCGAAAAGCGTAGAGGGCTGCGGCCATAGCGGCCATGGTCGCAAGTTTCCAGACGCCAAAGGCTGTGGTGGCTCGGGCCTCATACATGGGCAACGAGCCCATGTACCTGGCGCCACACATAATCGAAACCATGGCCGTGTTCCACAGGCAGTGCTTCACAACACCGTCCCAGTAACCACCGGCACTAAACCAGTAGTGGAGACTGAACAGCAAGGGTACTCGAACAGACCATGTGATAGGAGGAGTCCGTGTGTTGGCGAGGTCACCTACAACCATCCATGCACAAGCGGCGAGGTGGGCCTTGTGGCCAAACCGTCTGCAAAACTGCTTCATAGCTTCCTCCACAAGAGGAGCTGTCACGACGGCACCGAGGACTCTTTCCGCAGCGAGAGGATTTACTTGTTCACGGGCAGCTTGTACTGCATCGACGTAGGCCTTACGGCCAAACTCCCATCCTTGCTTGGCGTCGACGGCAATCTCAGCTACCTGCTGCCTAGCTTTAGAACCCTCAACACCGACTATGTCAGCGACCTTAGCGGCGCGGGTGCGGAGAGTACGGACAGCATCACTGGCCTCTATGGCGGCATAGCCATTGCTAAGACGCTTACCGAGGATGGCCAGAAAGATGCGAACACTCTGGGCCATCGTACCACCAGAAGCAGGAGTCAAAACAGCAGCGAACAGGCCGGCCATGGACTTAAACAACTTCACTATCACAGCACGATACCAAGCGAATTTGCTCATGGCGAGGTGGCCAAAAATGGTTGCAAGAAGGTACACACCCAACGTCTTAGAACCGGCAGAGGCCACAGGGGCATCAAGGCCCTTCACAGCGCGATTTGCCATATCGAACGACGCGCCATAAACGGCTTGAACACTCCTGAGTTGCCACGCCTGGTCTTCTGCCCGATGCGTAAACGCCGCCAGTGCAAGATTCCACCTGTAATTCAAAAAGAAGTCTGGAGCTTGCTTCTCTAAATAGATGAAATCAGCATGGCTCGAAGGCTCGGACAACATACGCTCGATCTCAGTCTGTAGCGCACGGAACGAATACTGCTGACGCCCTTTATTGCTCAGGAAACGGACGGCCGCCGCAAAATCACCCTTTTGGAGAACAACCTTGGTCTTGGGAACCCAATCAGCAGCATGGTCATAGCAGCCTTGGACCAACCATTGGGCGGCGGGTTTAAACAGCACGGGACATGATGATCTAATCCAGGCAAGAGTACTGGTAAAGTCTGGAACTTCAAGTTCTACCACCATCTGCTTCGACTCCCTAACGGCGCAGAGGATGGCTTCTCTCGCCACCCTAGCACTGACCATTACAAGGTCATACACTGGTTTCTGGAGCCTAGAGGGCCCCTTAACATCCATGCAAGTAACGGTGCCAACCGTATGCCACTGGTGAGAGGCCGTTGCGCCAGAGGCATGCAACAAATCGCAAGGGGGATGCGGCGGGTACTCCGGGTTGACCTCATCGGCATACCAGCGGATCAACGAGCCATCTTGGCCAGGCACGCGCAACCAGTGCGCGGTAAGGAGGGTACCGTAGAGATCGTCGAACCGGTGGCCAGCCCACACGAGATGCTTGTAGCCCATGCTGCCGAGGTAAAAAGGCGTGATCTCGGTCGACGCAAGACCTTGACAATACACATTGAGCATGAACCCATAGGGGCTATGGGGCCCCTCAGGAACAACAGGTCGACGGTGCTCGTCAGCGGCAAGGACCTGGTCTCCGATAAGATGGCCCAGGATCGGTGCATGTCCAGCGGCCACCAAAACCGTGTTGAGAGTGCTCAGCACCATCATGTCGCGGTTGGCGCCCCAAAGGAAGTCGATCTCCTGAATATCGGGCGTGGTATGCCTAAGGGCAAGTTCGGCGATGGCCCTAACAGTGGCAATGATACGGCCAACAGCCAGCAACTCATGGGGATTTACACCACGTACACCAGGATCATCAACGATAAAATCGACACCGGGAAAGGCGACCTTGACGTCTTCGATCATCGGCCTAGCAACCTTTGGACGAAAGGCGGCAAGCCACCTATGGATGACCTCTAGCCTAGTGGGTGGGACATAAACCGGCGGCTCGAACACGGCCGGATGGGGAGGGGGGGCGGCTGCGGCACCAAGCGGCGCAGCAGGTGGTGCTGGTCCTACAGGACCGGCTGGCGCTACTCCAGCATGTACTGGTGCGCCGGGAGCTCCGCCCCCTCCTGCAGCGGCTCCCCCACGGCCGCCGCGTCCTCCTCGTCCTCTACCTCGAACACCGCGGCCACGGCCTCGGTTGCCTCCGCGACCTCTAACGGCCAGCACAGGATTGGGTCCTGGAGCGTCCATTGCTCTTTTATGGAGTTGTTTGGATTGAGTTTGAAGACTGTCGAAACAGTCTAGTGTCGAAACACTTGTTCTCAC